ACGTTACCGGTACAATTTGCACACGCTGATGTAGAAAAAAATTGGCCGCTATCCCTAGTAAGCGCTTATGATAAATGCTATTTTGATCCAGCAAAACACTTTAATAGAAGGTATGGTCTAGGATTTAATCACGATTTAAAACTAAATGAAATACCCAATATGGGGATAGTTTCTGTTAATGATGTTGAACTTTTCAGTAAATGTACCAACCAAGCGTTAGATTTATATTATGAAAACAAAGATGTGTTTGATCAGAATTACACCTGGAACGTATATTTAGAGCAAGCGCTTATACATAAAAAACTAAAAGAACAGTCAAGTGTATATTATAATAGTGTTGAAAATGGTCACTATTGTTTGTTTAAACATTCTATTTTAAAAAAAATTGAAAAAAATGATAATCATTTTTTAGAATGTGGTTTTGAAAATTCACCAGCATCACACTTTATGGGAATTGTGAAAAAACAGACTCGTGTTCAATTGTTTATTATAAACCTGTTAATTAAAGAATTGGGTGATAAAAATTTTTGTAAAATAGTTGATACTATTGATGATAAAAGTTATCGATTTTTTAATATCTATAAAAGATACATGAATTTATTAAATTAATTTTACTATGATTTTAGCGTTGGTCCTTGTTGGAGATCAATTTATAGAAGAAGCAACACCTCACATAAAAAAATATACGGATATGGGGTGGAATATAGAAATTCTAACCAATAAGCCGCATGCCTTTAGTGGATTTGAAAATACAACCACACACCTATATGAAAATAAAATATTTTCATATTTTCAAAAAATATTGTTCCCACTTAAATTAAGTGAAAAATATAAATCTGGAATATTATATATGGATTCATCTGTTTTATTACAAATTCAGAATGATTTCATATTGAACCTTAAAGAATGTGACGATTTTTTATGTTATGGAACATGGCCAATGGTTGAGTCGTTTAAAAACATAGAAGGTGATCCATATTTTAAATATTTGATTGAATTTTTTAATCGAGAGGGGTTCAACAGCCAAGAGGGTATTTTACCAATTATAGAATGGATTTATTATATACCCTACAACCAAGATAAAATTCACAATTTAATTTTTGATGTTGAAAGAATAAAACCAGTTTTTGAATTTACTAGTTTAATGTGCACCTCAAAATATATTGGAATTGGGAGTGGAGAGGGCCTAGGTTTGTCATATGTTTTACACAAAAATGGTGTAAAAATTAAAAAGTTTCAAAATTTGATTTTTTAAATAAAAATCGATATATTATATCTTATGATATATTGGTTTACAGGACAACCCGGATCGGGGAAAACAACGCTAGCAAAGCATTTAATAAAATGGCTAAACGCTGGAGACAAGGTTATACATATTGATGGTGACGATCTTAGGGATATATTCAAGAATAAGGATTATTCCGAATCAGGTCGAAGAAAAAATATTGAGAGGGCTCAAGACATCGCTCAATTCATGAATGAGAAAGGGTATTTTGTTGTAGTTTCACTAGTTTCTCCATACAAAGATTTACGGGACAATTTTAAAAAAGAAAATATGGTTATTGAAATATATACCCATACTTCCGATACCAGGGGCCGAGAAAACTTTCATGTAGCAAACTATGAACCACCAACAGAAAATTATATTGATTTAGATACCACTAATAAAAAAGAAGACGATTCATTCGTTGAACTAATTAAATTTATTGAGTTATGAGTAACAAATACGCAATGTATATCGGACGTTGGCAAAATTGGCATAAAGGTCATGAATGGTTAATTCGCCAACAACTTGACAAAGGTAAGAAAGTCTGGGTAGCAATTAGAGATGTTGCTGTTGATGAAAACAATCCAAAAACCGCACACCAAGTAATGATTAACCTAACTAAAGAAAAATTTTTTCAAGAGAATTGGGATAACATCTACCTATCAATTATTCCATATATTGATTCTGTGAATTATGGAAGAGGGGTTGGTTATGAGGTTGTTTACCATGAACCACCAACAGAGATTGCGGAAATAAGTGGAACTAAAATTAGAAATGGAGAAATAAATTCTGATGGTAGTAGAACGTAAAAGACACATTGCAAAAACCATATCATATAGAATCATTAGTACACTAATTGGTTTTATGGTAATGTGGTGGGTTAGCGGGTCAGTAAAAGTTGGTGCGGCGTTTGGGGTTGCTGAATTAGTTTATAAACCAATTCAATACTATATTCATGAACGAATATGGTACAGGTGGGTTAAGTATGGATTAAAGAAAAATGAAAAATAAAAAAATAAAAATATTATTAAATTTTTTAAATGCGGATGAATGTCTCAAAATCATAAACAACACATATGATAAAAACGCATTGGTTGATAGAATATTAGTTGAAATTAAGAAATACTTTATAACTGACATAAAGGGATTTAATATCGATATACCAAAAGAATTGGTTTTAAAAAAATATTCTGTTGATCAAAAATATACCAATTTTAAAGCTGTTGATGAAAATTATCTTTCATTTTTAATACAATTGAACGATGATTATTCAGACGGTTACTTTCAATTTTTATTAGATGGTGGAGACAGTTATTTTCAAGTTCACCATGGTATGGGGCATTTAGTTTTATTTTTCTCAAATTTAGATAAAAGAACCACACCAGTAACGAGTGGAATAAAATATACTTTAACTGGTGACATTTCATTAATAAAATTAAACAATAGTGATAAAACTTTAATATAATGTTTAACAAATTAATAGAAAATTATTTAACTAAAGAAGAATGTGAGTCGATTATTACATTAGGTAAAAATACAGGTGTATTTAAAATGACATCTTCAAAATTTATAAACGGAAAATATGTAGAAACCGCATTAAACGAAAATACTAATAAACGCAAAGGTTGTTACTTTGTTGATGAATTATTAAAATTACCGGAATTAAATCAACTTAGTTATAAGATACTAAAAACATTAAATGAATTAAAAATTTTTAATGGTATTGAATATAATTGTGTCCCCAAATATTCTTTTAATGAATATTCAGAAGGAGATTTTTTAACATGGCACGCTGACTTACATGAAATACTTTACGGTGCTTCCATAACTGTTATATTTCAATTGAATGATGACTATGATGGTGGTGAAATAATGTATGTGGTTGAGGGTTTTGAATATTCGGTCCCAAAAAAACAGGGTAGTATATTCATTTTTGATTCGAATATATTACATTCAGTAAATAAAGTAAATTCTGGGTTTAGGTATTCATTGAATGTTTGGCCAAGTAAAATTGATAAAAAATCAATTATATGAAAAAAGTGGTTATAATAGGTGGAGGTACTGCCGGTTGGTTAACTGCTTTAGTGGTTAATAAATTTTGGAAGGATACAGAAGTAATTTTAGTTGAGAGCTCTAAGATTGGTATATTGGGTGCTGGAGAAGGTGGTACACCAAACATCGGTCGAATGCTTTCTTTGTTGAACATTAATCAAAAAGATTTTTTTGAAAAAACTGGAGCATCCGTTAAAAACGGTATTAAATTAATAAATTGGAGGGGAGATGGGGAAACATCTAAACATTTATTTACGGGGAATTCACCATCCATAAATTCACCGTCATATGGATACCACTTTGACGCCAAATTAGTTTCAGAATATTTTAAACTGATTGCGGTTGGTAGAGGGGTTAAACATATTGATAATGAAGTGTCGGACGTTTCAAAGAACGAAGATATTATAGATACAATTTTTTTAAAGAATGGTGAAACCATCATTGATGTGAATTTTATTTTTGATTGTAGTGGGTTTGCTAGGTTAATAATTGAGAATGTTTATAAAGAAGAATGGGTTGATTATTCAGATTATTTGTTATTAAATAGGGCGTTTGTATTCTTCTTACCACAAACGGAAAAATTATCAATGCAGAGTAAAACACATACCAATATGATTGCTATGAGTTCTGGTTGGATGTTTCAAATACCATTACAACATAGATGGGGATGTGGATATGTTTTTAATAGTAATTACATATCGATAGAGGATGCTAAAAAAGAAATAGAAAATTATTTAGGATCTGATATTGAAATAAAGAAGATTTTTGATTTTAAGCCAGGCAGATTCAAACGAAGTTGGATTGGTAATTCAATATCAATCGGATTATCTTATGGGTTTTTAGAACCATTAGAAGCAACCTCATTAATGTCCACCATTATGCAGTTGAAAAGATTAATAGATGTTAATTTCGATGAGGGATATAAGGATAGGTATAATAAGTGGTGTGAAGAAATTAATGAACAAAATATGATGTTTATTAGATATCACTATCTCACTGAAAAGCTAGATACACCTTTTTGGATTGATGCTTACAACAAGCCAATACCTAAAAAATTACAAAACATTTTAGATAAAAATAATAATATAAAATTAAAAACAAATATAGAATTACTTAAATCATTTGAATTAGAGGAAACATCCGAAAATGAATTAACGTTTTTTATAAACAATTATCAAATGATATATAAAAAAAATAAAAAAATTAATAAAAAAGAATTAATATGATTTGGATTTGGATATTAGTATTTTTATTGATCACATTTTTTCTATACTGGGCGGTTGGTATCCGCTTTATATTTGAAAAATTATCAATGTTTAAAGATAAAAATTACTGGGTTAGTTATAATAAAATAGAATTTTTGGCATGGACAGCTAAAGCAATAATTATTATACCGGGATTGATTTTTGGTATCGAACTTTGGTATATGCATTTTTTAACACTAATAACCTCATCCCTATTAATTTGGGTGTCAACACAAAAAAGTCTACCAACTTTAATTGTTTTTAATACCATGTGGATTGGAATAAGTAGTTATGTTATTTTAAAAAATATTTTATAATGGAAAAGTTATATTTTGATGAAACAACTTTTATATGGAAGGGTAAGGGTGGTTTATCTGATCTTAAAAAAGATATATTAGAAGAAGCTAATAAGGTTATCGAATCTTTAAAAGATGTGGTTAAATTTGATGGATATGGTTACAAAGATGAATGGAGGGGAAACATAGACTTTATTGGTAAAATAGACATAAAAAACAAATTGGATATGGTCTGTCAATTAGGTATAGATTCATGTAAAAAAATATGGGAAACTAATGTCGGAAAGAATTATAATAAGGTAAATACCGACGCATGGGTCAATATAGTTCGTTCAAAGGACCCAGTACAAATTCAATTTAAACATGAAGAATTAAAGGGTGTTGATAAATTTCATACACACACTGATATTAATAAACAAAATAATCAGTTTTATCCGAATTATACATACGTTTACTATATTCAAATGCCAGATATTATGGAGGATCAAGATGGTGTTTTGTATTTTAGAGGGGAAAATGGTAAAGAATATTGGGTTAGACCAGAAGAAGATGACATTATAGTTATGCCTGGGTGGATGCCACACGCACCCAATAACGCCCCAAAGTCGACAATCAATCGAGTTGTGATGGCTGGTAACGTTGGGTTTGAAATGATTAAAAAAGAAAAAAGCTTACTATAATGTTAGTAGACAATAAATTCATATATATAAACTTACCCAGATGTGGATCAACATCATTTCATTATTCGTGTATATTACATGATTTAGATTTGAAAAACATGAATGATGGTTGGAATAAAATCAACGCTAAAATAGATTTTAAAACCATAGATGAAAATAACATAATGAATGTTATTGGGCACGGTCATGAAGCTTTACCACTACTTAGAAAAAAATTTGGTTTTCAATATCCAGTAATTGCAGTTAAGCGAGATCGACATGATGCATTTTATTCATTATATAAACATGTTATTTTTGACCTAAAAAGAGCCGATGCGTTAGATACATATGAATATTTTAAAAATATGAGTTTAGATGAACTTTTCTTTTATAAAACTGAAGATATATCTTCTCCGGAGAAAAGATTGTACTTAATAAATGATTTCTTATTAAGAAACAAACTAATTAAACGAAGGGTGACCAGTTCTAAAAATATGACTTTATATTCCGAAGAATATATTGTCAATATAATTGACATCCTAATTACCCCATTTTCATACTGGCATAATAATGATAAAGATATTATTTGGTTTGATATAAAAGACCTAAGTTCGATGGAAAAGTGGGTTTCTGACAAGATTGGTAAACCATTTTGTTTAAAAAAAGTCAATTCCAGCAAACACATTGATTGCGTTTTAAAGCTGGATCAAAACTTTAGGGATAGGTACAATAAAATATACGATTTCTACGATCTTCCAAAGGAGAAAATGACTCTAATATAATATTAATATCGAGGTAATATTTAAAAATAAAAGATAATTATTTATATTTATATTAAAAGAAACTGAACATTATGAAAGGAACTATTATAGGTACCGACTTACTAGAAAAAGACGACTCAGTTAAAATTTTGGAGATTAACACCAACACAACCATTTATAACGATGGTGCCGAAATGCTAGATTATGACGCATTTTTTGCTATTTTAACCACAAATAATATTAATGAGTTACACTTTATATATACTGAAAGCTCCTCCCACACACCTACCAGTAGTGCATTCAGATTTGAGGAAATATTAAAAGAAAGATGTGTAGAATTAAATATTACCTACTACCCATATGTTGTACCCAAAAATTCGGTAACAGTACCATATATTGAGGACAGCGAAAATAAATTTATTTTAAGACAGGCTTTTGATACAACCGCTTTGGTTGATGAAACCTATTGTGCTGATAAATTTGAATTTTTTAACCTAATGAGTGGGTCAACGTACACACCACAAACATATTTTAGCTCTGATTCACTTGTGGTAAATGACTTTAATTCTGTTGATTATAATAGTGTAGATCACCCTAATTTGATTATTAAATCGAGAAATCCACAATATGATGGTATGCAGTATCCTGAATTACATATTGTGACCAATCAAACTGAATTTGACACTGTAAAACAAAACATAGAAGAGGCTACATTATTACAGGAATTTATATATGATGATGCTAATATTGTTGATGGGCGATATTCTATTATTAGAAGTATTGATATAATTTACGGACCTTCTCTGGATGTTATTAATATGGGTGGTTACAAACAAAGCACTATCATTCCATTAACGTTTAGTCAGAATGAATTTGTAAATGAAACAACTAGACTTAATCAAAAAACAAGATACAAATACCTAACAAAAGAAATTGGTAACTTTGCAACAATCGATTATCATGTGGACGACGATACCATGATTTTAAATTATGAAGGAACACTACAAGATGTTGATACCATACAACTAGGAGATTATATTAAATCAATTAATTTTCAGGATAACAACGGTAACAATGCTGGTAATTTTGAAGAAGGAGTTATCGATGTTTTTGGTTGGGACGGAACTGTACAAAAAAGTAACGAAACATTAGAAATAGTACAATCTGAATTATTGGGTAAAAACTCAGCTAATGTAGACACAATCTTTATTAGGATAACATTAGCAAACGGATTGACGTGGTCAGACTCCCCAAGCTGTAAATATTATATTGAAGAATCTGGATCAACAAAAACAAGATTTGAGAAAGTTAATAAAATGTTTGTTGGTGATAAATTGGTGGTGTTAGACCCACAAACTAACCAATTAACAACTGTAGCAATTACCGGATTAGAAATGGAATATGCCATAAAAACAATTTATGATCTGGATTTCGAACCTTCGGATTTATTTTTGGTTGATATTGGTGATGGTTTATTTGGTATAATGCACAACTCTTGTTGGTGTCCGTGGCAATATTGTGGATACTATTGTCACAGTTTTTATTGCGCAACGTGTCAAGGTGGATTCCAAAAATTCTTTTAACTTAAAATTATTTAATTATGTCAAATACGAGAATAGAAAGACCGAATACTGTTATTAAAGTAAATGTTTCGGCGCTAACAAATGATGTGAAAACTAAAATTGCTAATGCAATTCAAGTGGTCGTAACAAAAATTAAGGATAAACATTTATAAAATGTTTAAATCTTTAAATAAAAATGAAAATTTTAATAATTTCACTCCCAAGATGTGGATCAACATCTTTAATGGGTTCTCTATCTCAAAAATATGGTTTAGATGAGATATTTGAACCGTGGAATTATAATCGAGTAAGATTACAATACGAATCAAGCAAACCCAATATTGTTCTTAAAACAATTGTTGACCAACATCCCAAAGAAGTAACCCCAGACCGATCTTTAAATTGGTTAAAAACACTAACAAAAGAATTTGATGAAACAATTCTTTTAAGTAGGAAAGATTTAAAATCTTGTGCCGAAAGTTGGGCATATTTAAACTTCCACAAAAAAACCCACAATTCATTAGAAAAATATTATTACATTGACCCACCAAATTTGGAATGGGCAATAAATGATATTGAGATTAAAAACAAAAAGTTGGTAACATTAAGTAAGGAAATAAACATTCCTATAACCTACTACGAAGATATATTTAATCCACTTAGCTCAAATAGGCTTAGACAAAAATCAAGAGAATCTATTGTAATAAAAAAAGAAGACATTACACTTATATGATAGAAATACATAAAAATTTTTTTTCTAATTCAGAAAGTGACAATTTAATTGATTATTATAATAAAAATATGGAGAGTTCATACATGATCAGGGACTCCGTTTATTCTTTTGATGCTGTTGACATAATAAACAAAAAAGAATTTAGTTTTTTTGATAAACTTGTTATCGAAACACCTCTTTTCATAAGAATACAAAAAATTAATAGTAATATAGATCATGTGGACAAAATGCATAGACATAAAACAAGTTGGACTTGTGTTGGGTTTTTAAATGACAATTACATTGGTGGTGATTTAATCATTGAAAATGTAACAATAATACCGGAAAAAAATACGTTAGTTATTTTTCATGGCGATTTAAAGCACATGGTATCCAAAGTTTTATGTGGAGATAGATACACGATAGTTTCTTTCTCAGATAATAAAATAGTTGCTAAAAAGCCGATTATATGATAATCAATGATGAACTATTTTCAAAAGATGAATGTAACCAAATAATTGGCTTATTGAAAGATGATAATCTTATTGAAAAAATTGTGAGATTAGATATAGATGGGGAATACAAATATAAAACACATGGTATTTTTTATAACGAAAAAACTGGTTGGGTTTTAAATAGAATGATTGATTGGTTTTTTAATAAAACAAGTTTAACCAGAGATGAAGATTATACTCTAGATGGGTATATGATAAATCATTATAAAACTGGAGACTATTTTAAGAAACATATAGATAAATGTAAAAGATTTCCAAATAGAGACATTAACCTGGGTGTCATTTTAACCGACGATTTTTCAGGTGGGGATTATATTTGTTATGATATAAACGATAAGCCTATACATTTCCCCAAAAAAGTTGGAACTGTGATTGGATATACCTCTGAGGTTCCACACGAAATTACGGAGGTTTTATCTGGCGATAGGTGGTCAGTGGTTTTTATATCGAATGGCTTAATAAAGAAAAACAATAAATTAATATGATTGATTTTAATTTTAAATTTATTGGTTTATATGATATTACAAATATTTTTAAATCTTTAAGCAGTCTAATAGATGCTGAATGGGATAAGTACACATTTAGACAGGACGATTGGGAAACACACAGGGAAACAAAGACCATTCCGGTATTATATGATAGATTGTATTCACACAGAATGGGTACAAAATCCGAATATTATCACATATTCGAATCAGATATAAAGAATATACAAAATATACTCAGGTCTTTTTACGGAACAAACGGAGAAATAATTAGGGTTGAAATTGTTAGCATGCCACCAAGATCCAAAGTAAGACTACATGTTGATAATAACTACTCACTTAAAACAGACAATAGAATACATTTACCACTAAAAACAAATCCAAACGTTATTTTTACCGTTGGTGGCGAAGATAAAAACTTGATGATTGGTGAGTTATGGGAAATAAATAATAGTGGGAAGTTACATGGTGTTACTAATGACGGAGACGAAGATAGAATCCACATGATAA